TCCCTGTCAACTTAATATACTCTAAATCTGGTTTACTACTTAAAAAGAACTTGTCTATATTTCTTTCTAATATGTCTGCATATTTATCTATGTCAGCTCTTGGTCCTGGAGCAATTATTGATAATACTCTAAGCTTGAAAAGAAGTTGTGTTGCTCTTTGTAGGTCTTCTCTCATTGGGCCATTGACTGCTGTAACATACCCTTGTTTATCAGGAAAGTCCCCACCAGATTTCACTAGATATCCATTGCTTAATTGATATGCTCTCACCATAGCATCAGCAGCTTCAAGTGCTATACCATAATAACCTGCATTTTTGGAAATGATATTTACTAATCCATCAGTAGTCTGACTTTTTTTAAGGTCTGCAGAAATAAATTCACTTATATCAGTTCCTAAACCTTCATTAAGCTCTCTAATTAAAAGGTCTTCTAATATATCAGGAAGGGGTAAAGGTTGTAGTGTGGAGACAAGGTCTTTAGCAACCGTTTCAAGGGCTCCATATATTTTTTTTGCTGAAAACTTATTTTCGTATTCCATTTCAAAATTAGCCATAGCACTGCCAAAGTCACTTTGTGCTGTATACATATTTTGAAATGCTATAAGTTGGTTGTATGCTTCTAATGATTCAGCTCCTTCTCTTCCTTCTGGAAAGTTAGTAGGGTCAAAGTTTTCTGCTGCTTCTATTATAGGAAGCCCTAAATTATATTTGTTTTCTCCTAAAAATCTAGTAACACCACCCCACTCTTCAATATCATCATCATCTATACCCATCATTAAGCCATACACTCCCACTAAACCTGAAGCATATGCCACATTCCCTAAAGTTTTGATTCCTCCAAAAGTAATTATTTCAGCCATTTTACCTCTTATTCTGGCTGCAGCCATTTCTTTTTGGTCTAACGGCATGTCAGGGTCCATAAGTATAGTATAAGCGTTGGTGACATCTTGTTTTGCATTTATTATAAATCTATGAAAAGGGAATAAAACTTTACTTAATATTCTACCTTTAAAGGTGTCTTGATTTATATAAACTCCAGCTTCACCTGATTTTGCAGTTTGTCTCATTGTTTCAGCAACCCTAGCGTCTGCGTGATTGATTGCATCAATGTTTGGATTTGCGTTTTGTTTCTCCCACCACGCATCTAAATCAGTAATATCCTCACCCTTAGACAACATATAGTCTAAATAATGAGCTTCGAAAGCTGTGTTAGCAGCTGCACCATCTGCGTTTGCTAAAAATAAATCTAAAGCTGTTTCGTTTGTGCTAGCCATGAGGTTGATAAACTTATCAAAAGTCATGTCTCCAGCCTTTATAATGTTTTTAAATATCTTTTGTACGTTATTGTCATTTGGGTCCAGATTGAAAGCTGTTAGGTAATAAGAAGGGCTGTATGATTTGTTTAAATCTAAAGAAAGTTCTGACCTTTTTGCATTTCTTAATCCAGTTCTTGATTTTGCATATATGTTAGATAGTCTTCCATTTTTTGTGTTAAGACCTAATTTATCCAAAACCATAGCTCCATAATTAGTAGACAGGTTTCCATTGTTATACCCAGCTGTAAAAGTAATGAACTGTGCACTCCTTTGTCTTAGATAATTTCTTGCTCTATCATTTCTAAGTAAAGGAGATGTACCTGCTAATGCACTGGTGAACTGACTAATAGGCTGTGTAAACCTTGTAAGCGAAATTGCACCAACAGTACCATATGCAACACCTAGCAAAGATTTGAATTTTCCGCCTTTTACTGTTGAAATATCAATAGACCTTCTGTTAAAATCTCTAACTTGTGCTTCAAAATAATTCAATCTATTTTGTAAACCAATCATCATCATGTCTTTCACCTGACCGTCTTCAAAAAGATTATTAAACTCTTCACTTTTAGAAACCATATCCAAAATAAGAAAGTTATTATATGCTTTTGAATCCATCATTACTCCAGAGTATGCGTTGTATGCATTGTCAAAATACATACCTAAATCCAATCTCAATTCGTCGCTTAAGTTTTCTGGCCTTGTAACGTCTTTTAAGTTGTTAGCATTTACATTACCTTCTAATGCAGTCACACCCAAATAATCATTTTTCACAATACCTCTTTCGTTTCTTATAAATCCAGGAGTATAAGTTCCTCTACTATAAAAGAACTGATTGTCTTGATTTCCTTTATAGTCAGTCATTCTTCTTTTAGTATCATCAAACATTCCATCAAACCTTTCTGCTATTCTATTTATAGCATTCAAATTAAATGGCAGTGCGTTTTTACTTATGTCTGCAAAAGATTCTGCGCTGTATAAATTAAGTCTGTTAACAACTGTTCGTAAGGTGTTTAGTTTTTGTAAATATTGGTCTTTCTTTACACTATAATTATTTTTTATATTTTCATAATCTTGTCTTGCTAAATCAAGTTCTTGAAGGATTAAATTTTTAGCTCTTGTAAACTCTAGGTCTACACCATTAACATCTAACTCACCACTTTCTCTTTTAAGCATGTGTAACAAATACATTTCGTAAGAGTTTTCGAGACTGTTTGGATTACCCATGTCTTTGTAAATATTCTTCCACCTACTCTTACTTTTGTTTTCTCTTGCCCACGCTTTATAGTCTTGTAGCCAAAGATTTTTGTCTTCTTTTTTATGCCTGCCTCCTGTTTGCTCTGCCTCTGCTGAAAGTCGCAATCCTTCTCTTACTACATCAGCCAAAGGCCCTCTAATCCTTTCGTCTTTAATCATAGTGTTTAGAAGCTGGTCTAATGTAAAAGCATCTTGACTTGCATATAAGTAATTTGAAAAATTTATTATTAAAGACGCAAGGTTTTTACCTTTAGCATTTACATTTAATTTACTGTCGCCTGCCAAAGCTGTTAATTGACCTATAATATCTTGAGCATCTAGCAGTGCTTCTACCTTCCCATACTTAGGAGCTCTTCCGTCTTTAAGGTCATTAAAGTATTCAATAATGATATCAAACTGACCTCCCATTCTATCTTTTAAATTACCATCTTTATTCATCATAGTCAACCTTCCGAATATAGATGAGTTTCTTTTGTTGTTTACATCTTCTTGAGTTTCTGGTAAAGGTGATTTCGTTTCGCTTGGGGATTCTTCTAAAGGCAGCTCCGTTAATGTAGTTTGTCTTTGACGAGCTTGGTTTATAGAACTTTCTAAATCAAATTCATCTCTTTCGGTAGCAGATACTACATTGTATACAATAGGCTCTACACCAAAAGTTCCAAAAGAATTTAAATCCTGTTTGTTTCTGTTTCCTTTTCTAATATCCTCTAAGTACATTTGTGAGGCTAATATCTGTACCTCTTCGCTTTGGGAATCAACATTTATTTCAAAATTTTCTAAACCCTTTTCTTGTGCTTCAGCAGTCTTTTCTTTTACTATTTGGTCTACTGCTTTACTCAAGTATGAGTTCTGTACTTGCTCTTCTGTAAAATAAAAGCTTAGTTCAGAGGGGTACTTAGAAAGCATTTCGTTTGTTTCTTGTCTTACCTTTTCCATTTCTGTTTCGGCAGCTTGTCTAGCACTAGGAGACGCTGTTTCGTTAGTCTTAACGTTATTCAAAGCAACCATTCTTTGAAAGTTCTTCATGAATAGTATCTTATCTCCATCTGACATTTCTAAAAGAAGCTCTACTCTTCTTTGCTCGTGTCTGCCTATTTGAAACTCAATATCTGACAGATTAGCTAAAAGAGTTTGATACTCCAAACTATTAGCTAGATATTTTTCTTTATCCTTGATTCTCTTGTCTTTTAGAACTTTTTCCTCAAAGAGTTTAATTTCAGAAGCTTTAGTCATGTGGTCAAAGTGAATGTTATAGTTTTGCCCATCTATAACTTCTAGATTATTCAGTATTATATTATCACCTGCAGCTCTTATTTTTGGGTTTTGAATTTGTCGTATAGCCACACCACTTGTGTAAGAACTTATCGTAGTAATAATACCAGTCTCTATCATTATTTTATTAAGTTCTTTCTGGTCGTATTTTCTAGTTCCACTTACAACTTCAATCATGTAGTTGTTAAGAGCAATTAAAGATTCTTCTGAAAGTTCGTTTTTCAATAATGACTTATCAACTCCAAAAGTTCTATTAAGAGTATTTAAAACACCTGTGTTAAAAGACTTTGTGTACTGTGTTACAAATTTATTTAACTCGGTTTTAGACATATTCTCCATAGTCTTTTTGTTACCCATCAAACCTTTGAAATACTTGTATGTAAACAACGAAGTAACAGCTACTTCTTGACCGCTTTTTAACAACGATAGCATTCTTTTTTCAGCACCTGACATATCCAGTATAGCTTGTTCTTCTGGAGATATATATTCACCTCTTTTTTTCTTTTCTAATACACCTTGTTTTAAATCATCGTAGTTTCTAAGACTACCACCATATCCACTTAAACCTACTGTAAGCAAACCTAGTTTTGGATTCATAACAAATATAGCTGTAGTCGCTACACTGCCGCCTACAGGTTCAGCTGTCTTTGCAAAAAATTCCCCTGCACTTCCAGAATCCATTATATCGCCATCGAATTGTGGAAGATACTGGTCTTTTAAATTATTAAAAACTTCAGGGTTTAAAGGGTTTACATGCTCAAGACCTGGTAATCCGCCTAATCCATAAACTAAAACACTCGCCTGTTCTGGTTTTAATCCCATACCGACTAATGAATCATATACTATATAACTTGTATTTACAAGTATGTCTCCACCGCCAAATAAAACTGATTGCGCCCAGTTTTCAACATTCTGAATACCTTCTCCTATTGACTCACCTAATGGATAATCAAACCTAAAAGATTCTTGTTTAGCCACAAGACCTTTTGCTTGGTCTATATAATACCCTAAGTTACCATAATCTTCACCATCGCCAACCTCTAAGGTTTGTCGTCCAGCTCTAACATCAGTAACAAAATCATAGTCATATATGTTATTTAAAAGCTCTGCGTATGAAGATGAAACGCCGTTAATTTTTATCCCATCTGTCGGAACGTTTGCTTCGTTGAATCCCATTTTTTTGAATTCGTTCATTAACTCTGGTGAAGCATTTTGGAATAAATTATACCTATTTGTTTTTCTTAAAAGAGAAGTTATAGTGTTTGCAGCCATTATTTTTTTTGCTTGCAAATCTTTTCTCAATAAGTTAATTTTTTCTGCTAAGTCTTTTGGGTTCTTAATATCAAAAATTTCGTAATCCTTGTCTATTAATAATTGCCAATCTCTATCAGTAAGTGGCTGAACGTTCTTGTTGTATTTTTGATTTATCTGCTGATACAGGTACGTCTTGTCTCCACCATTTTCTCTAAAGTTCTCATAAGCTTCCAAATGAGTTTGCATTCTTCCGTAAAAATCAAGACTGGTGTCACCGCTAATCGCATGTGACATTGCATTATTTAAGTCTTCTTCATATTTACTAACATTGAACGTTCCATTATCAAAATAGTAATTTGCATCTCTACCAAATAAAGAAGATAAAAATATTGTATTTACATCTTTTGGTTGTGTAAAGTTTGCTGTTTGTCTAGCAATAAATAAAGGGAGTCTTTCGTCTGGAGTTAAGCTAAATGTAGAAACTAAGTTTTCACTCATTACTTTTTCTCCCTTAATAAGCAAGTCCTGAAATTCAACTAAAGATTCTGACATCAAAGCCTCAACAGTTTTACTTTGTGGGTCTAAAGCATTTAACCCTGCTAACCTTTGTTGATAACTAGGGGTATACAGTTGTAATGTTATTGGTTGACCTTCTCCTTGCATAGACACCATTATCTGGTCTGTGCCAACACCCATGGGTGAAGCCTTTATACCATAATCTCTAAACCTTTGATTGATTACTTGTGCAGCTGACTCTTCGTCCATTGACATAAACGATTCGTTCAAACCATAAACACTGCTTCTAAAAAGCATTTCACCTTGAAACAATGGGTCTGGATTGCTGGCTTTGTAAAGTTCTTTCCATGAACCTTCTCCCCAAGCTATCGCAGCTTCTTTATCTTTTCCAAAATCAACAACCTCTCCTCTTTTATTAGCTTCATTGTATGCTTGTTTCCATGGCTTATCCATGTATTTAGTCACCCACGTTCCGTCTTTATCTTGAAATAATGTTGGGAATCCTACCCAGTTTCCATTAGAGAGTTGTTCTGCTCTCATTAGGTGCGTAGAATTTATAGTGTCTCCGTCATCATCCTTGTAAGTATATTGACCTATCCTTGCTTTTGCTGTTGGTGGGTCAACCTTTATAGGATTTAATTCCAATAAAGAACTGTCTTCTTCCGAAGTTGAGGGTGATACCGTAGGAGTATTGCCGACTTGATTTTTTTTTTCAGGCAACTGATTGTTTATTTGTGGTGGGTCTTCTACAGGCTTCAGTAACGAGTTGTATATCATTTCTATTTTTGCCTCGTCTGCCATTCCTGAACCAGACTCTAAGTGAAGCGAAGGTAATAGTTTTTTAAAGTGTTTATTGTTTACATGATTAGCTGCTTCACTCTGTGTTAAAACTTTTCCGTTTTGAGCATACATGTCTATTAAAAACTTTTCAGCTTTTGCCTTATCTATTAATGGGTCTTGTACAGGGGTGTTCACAATCATTTATCTGTTGTTTGTATATGTGTAAATTGCCATTCCAGTTCTGTTGTCACTTTCGGTAAAGTTGTTTGATTTAGCCCAAGCTCTAAAATCAGGAATTTCTGCCCACATCTTTTGATACATTTTTTTGAGCTGTGAATCGTTCAACAAGTCTGTAGTTGAAGTAAAGTAATTTTTACTAGTAGATTCAACTTGTACTTGAGCTCCGCCTTGACCACCAGTATTTGAGCCTGATACTGCTTTCTTAGTTCCTCCAAGTGCATCACCAACAAGACTAATAGCATATCTTGTGTCTCCATTCGCGTCCTGATATTTAATAGTAGAAATTTGATTGATGTTTTCCATTTCGTTTCCTCCTCCGTCTACGAACTTCATATCTTTGAAGGTATCACCAAAATCATCGTATGCTAATAATTCAACTCCTTGTAAAGTAAAGCCTCCGCCAGGCGCTAATTTTGTATTTAAATTGTTAAGTTGTGGGAAAGTATCCACTGCAATATTATTTACAACTCCATTAGTCTGAAGTTGTGTCTCCATTTGACCTATAATAGTTCCTTGCCCACCAGATTTGTTTTCTAAAATTCTTTTTTGTGCAATCGAACTTAGTGACATAACGTAATTCAATCCGTCTGTAGTACTAGTAAAACTATTGTTATTAGAATTTAAGAGTACTTGTGGAATAAAAGAAGATGGCTGTGTAATGTTGTTTGATGATTTCTTACTAGGGTTATTTGCTCTTTCTCTAAACTCTTTATAGTCAACATTGAAAGATGTATATATTCTGTTTCGAATCATACCTCTTACAAGTTCTTTTTGTTTTTCACTAAGAACTATATCTCCTTCATTTGTAGACCTAATTAAATCTACTGCGTCAGCGTCTGTAAATGTAATTATGTTACCATCTACATCATATAAACCGCCATAGGCAGCTTGATTTACATCATCTTTAGCAAGGCCATCAAAACCAGAATGGTGAACAGCCCTCATATTCATTTGGTCGTATGCTATTGACATGAGCTGGTCGTCGTCTAAAGATAAAATTTTGTTTTCAACTGCCGTCATAACACTCTGCATTCCAGCAGGGTCAAAATGCTTTCCATAAATAGTGGTTTCACCATAAGTACCGCCTGCAGAATAAGGTATAAGTTGATTTGTTGTTGGGTCTATAAATCCTTTTTCACCTATGTTTCTCTCAAATTGAGAAACAAATTTTTCTACATCAAAAGTATTGTAGCTTTTGTAGTCATTATCAACTAAAGCACTTAATGGTTTATTAACTGTTGTAGTGGTTATTTTACCATCTTTTTTATCTCCGTCTTGTACTTGTGAAGTAACAGCTACATATAATTTTCCGTCATTACCTCTAAAAGGTCGAAATGTTTGTTTTGCAACAGAAGGAACCAGTTCATTGTTCTGATTCATTACATATACTGTTGGAGCTACATCTTGGCTTCTCATTATACCAAAATTATATTGGTCAAGAGTAAGATTAGATAAGCCTCCACCATCTACACCTTTTCTAATAGCTTCATTGTTATCATTAACTTTTGTAAGAAGTGCTGAAACCTGATTTGCTTCACTTACTGATAAGCTTTTTGTATAAGATGCGTCTCCTCTAGTGGCGTCTCCAATTCTGTTACGGTCGTGTACGTTTGTTAGGTTGTTTCTAATAAGGTCAGAAAAACCATAAATAACATTGTTAAGGTCTGTTGAGCCTGTAGCTGCAAATTTTGAGGCTTCGTTAACTTCTTTTAACTGTTCAGCTCTCTCTGCACGAACTTTATTTCTGGCTTCTGCCACAGCCATCTTACCCTGAAGATACATGTTAGCTGCACCCTGGTAGTCTGCTTCAATTGCTTTATATCTAAATCTAGACATATCTTAAAAAATACTTTTAAAAAATCCACCAACAGCACCTAAACCTTTACCAAGCATTCTAGGAACAAAACTAACAGCTTGTCCTACGTCTGTGTTAAAAAATCCACCACCAGCATCTCTAATTAATTGTCTTCTTTGTCCTGCAGTTTGACTTGGGTCGTATTGAGCTCCAATGCCAAGCTTAGTCATTCTTCTTTGCTGTCTTAAATTAGTTTGAGCTGTTCTTTTTGCTGCTGGGTCAGTACCTTCATTAGCTTCGTTCAGCTCGCCTGCTGCCCCTGCTGACATCATCATACTACCAAGACCCATTATTGCGCTAGTTTGTGCTTGTTCCCCAGCTTGTATTTGTGAACGAGCCCTGTCTTCAGTGTTTATATCTCTTTGCTCTTGCATTCCTCTTCTAACTTGAAAGTCTTCTGCTTTTTTCATTTCTATACCAAAAAGCTTGTCTCCCATAGAAGCCATAACTTGTTGTTGTTGTCCACCTGCTTGTTGTTGTGCATTTTGCATCATAGCAATAGCTTCGCTACCTCCTAAACCAGATGCTACATCTTGTGCTCTTGATTGATTTTGGTTAATCATATTCATCTGCATTTGTTCCACCATTAAACTTGGCTTTACATTATCGTATGCGCCTATGCTTAAATCTTGATACTCAAGCTTGCTTAAATCTCTTCTTCCCTCGGCAGCTGTTCTGCTACCACTCATAAAACCCTTTACAGCGCCTGCTGCAGATGTTAATAACCCTAAAGTTGTTAGTAATGCCATAGTTCTATTCTAATTACCACAAATATACAAAATTTACATGTAGCTCTTGACAACCTCGCTGTCTACAGCAAACAACTCAACGAATGAGTTGCTATCGTTTGTCAATTTTACTTTTGCAAAATAACCTCTAAGCCCAAAAGACTCTGCTTCTGGGTTTTTTGCTATGAAACAAAAGTTTCCTACACCAGGGGTATTTGTACTTGTGCTTGTTGTTATTATGTTGTCTGTTATAGTAGAAATTGCACCTACTATCTTTGTGCTTCCGTCATTAAAATACAGAACATCCGACTCCGATATTTGGTTTGGTATGTTATCTGTAAATCTGTAACGATTCGCAGTAGGTATTTCTTGTAAATTACCTAATCCTTGTATAGATAATTCGTTAAAATTTAAAGTGTCTGAACTTAACCTTCTAATGTAAGCATGTTTAAATCCTTCTTTATCAATAAACTTACCTGCAGGCACAGTACCACTTTCTAAATCTGTGTTTACTGTTGCCTCCCAGTTAGAGCTATTAGTTTCTAACTTTAAATTTTTAAATATTTTTATATCAGATGGGCCTTCATTTACTGCAAACTCTACATAGCAACCATATTTTTGATTGTAGAAGCTTGTCCTTGCCCCATCATCATGTATGTATAGATTACCTCCACTAAAAGTGTAAAACCTATTACCTAATCTTGTCATCCAATCAGGCTCATAAGAATGGAATGAAGTCCAGCCGTTATTTAATTCATCAAATGTAATTGTTATTGCCATTATCCATCATCTTTTATGACAGGCCATGTGCTCCCTGCAGGAGTATAACCCATGTCGTTTAACATTTTTGTGACCCAGTACAGATAATAGTATTCCCACTTATCAAATCTATCTGTTGTACTGCCTGGTTTGAAAGGAGCTTGATTATTATCTATAGTTCCGCCAGATGCTGTTGTGTCTTCAATATCAAACTCTACTCTTAAAACATTTTGAGAAAATTCAGATGACAAACCGTTTGTTCCTGAATAATTTCCAGTTCCGTTAAAAACAGCTTGTAAAAATGGTTTGAAAGCAGTATTTCCTTCGACTTGAAAAAGACCACCCCTATAATAATTAGAGTTACCAGCATTTTTAGTTGATATAAAATCCTTAAACCCTCCTGTGGGTGGATTTCCAGTTCCTATAACATCAGCTGTGTAAGTAGACGTTCTAGCTTGAGAATCACTAAAATTTGAGCCATGGTAACCAGAACTTGCTTCATCCTGAAAGACTAACACTATAACATTTTCTGCATCAGAAGGAAAATTTCCTGCACCTAGCGCTTCTGGTCCTCTTAACGCTTGAAACGTTCTCTCTCTATCGGTAGTTTGGCTCCCTAAATGGTTTGTATTGCTAACTGTTACATGTGAGTCATACTCTGTAGAGCCGTTGTCTGATGAGCCAGGCGCATATATGTTTTGTATCTCTGCTTTCAAAGAGTTATTAGCCATTTCATTCAAAGCGAGTCCAGTATCATCCATAGAGCCAGATGAATCAAAATAGAAATATATATAAGTATCAACTGTTAAAGCTAAAGCTTGTGTCGAAACAGTACCCACTGCTTGACATGCCCCATCTCTAGTAACCTGATAGATAAACGAATCATTAAGGGTTGTACCAGCATTGTGCTGATATGTTATTGTGTTGTCAGAATTAACTGTTGCTGTTCCTGAAGTAGGAGGTGTTTGAATAGTCAAAGTAAATGGAGAGGGTACTGTGTCGTTTTGTAAGACATCAATAACCACACTACCTCCGTTTGTAATTCCTGTTATAGTATCAGGAACTATATTAGGAAGTGCATCTATGTAGTTGTAAACTATATATAAGTTATCTGCAGGTGATGATTCATTAAAAGGAAAGGATATTTTATTTACTTCATTATCAGAATCAGATTCGCTTGTGTCTATATCAGGGTATTGTGCTAAAGCTTTTATTTGGTCTACAGTTAGTCCGCTTGCTGGGCTTATTAAATAGCCTAAACTATTACATATATTAAAATCTCCTGTGTGATAGTTTAATTGTTTTACTGAACGAACAGTTATTTGGTCTCCATCTGCAGGTACATAAGTGCTTCCCACATCACCAGTAAATGATTGATTTCTTGTAAGACCACTTGCTAAAAACACATCATCTTCAGACCAATGTGCATTTGTTCCTACTTGATATTTGTTTTGTATCGTTTGATTCGCCTCATCTCTATCGTTGATAACAATCTGCGTTACTTTTCTTTGTGCTGCTACAGGACAACCAAGTGTTATATCACCTGTTGAAGTTGCACCTGAAGTTATTGTTACTGTAGCAGTTGGATGTGTTGAAAGAGCACTTGATGTTACAGGAAAACTAATAGAGCCTGCATTCGCTACAAATCCACTTGTACTTGGAAATGTTATACCATAATAATCAACTTTTACAGTCCACACCATAGCGCTATTAGATTGAAAGTTATTCCATGAAACAGTAGCTGTTCCTGGCGTTGTTCCTAACTTATAAACAAAACTGTATGTAGTTCCAGATTCTATTGTTTTTGTAACTATGGAACCGCAATCATACACTAAAGCTTCAGCAGGTTTATCATCTGTGTTCATAGATAACACATATTGATGATGTTTTGGGTCAAAACCACCTACATTGTAAGCGTCTTTGTATTGCCATAAAGTACTTTTAAAGTATGATTTCATTCCGTAGTATGATATTGGTGTAATACCATCATTACCTAGTCTTAAAACAGTTCCCCTGTTCGCATCTGTAAAATACATTCTACCTGCGTAAAAAGCAAAGCTTTCTGGATTTTCAGAAATACCATACTCTCCAGAAAAAGGAACTTCTTGTCCTAATACAGACTCAATCTTTGTTAAAGATGCGCTTCCGTCAGCTGAATGTAAAAGTGATTTTCCAAATAAGACTTTTGATACCCTATCTTCTTGAAATATTATTAAATCTTGTTCACGAGAAAATATTTTTTGAATACTTCCATATCCTTGGTCTAAATTTTTTCTAATACCTCTTGATGCATTAAACTCATTGAGCGCATTGTAAGAACTCATTTGATTTATAGTAGAAGAGTGAATTAATGTAGTTTCTAGTTTTCTTCTTTTATACCCCTCTAATAAAGCTATATTTGGTCTTAAATCTAAATCCAAAAATGGAGAGTTTCTCTCATCTCTAATCTGAATACTTTCAACGCCATTACCAAAAACAAAACAGTTTCCTGTAGACAGTAAAACTTTTGCATCTTGCGACGATGTTTGATTTTGTTTATTTCCTAAATGGAATCCACCTGCTATTTCAAAACACTCTTCTGTTTCATAAAAAATTTCTGACTCATTGTCGTCTGGGTCTGTTTCAAAAACAATAATACCATTTACCAATATCAATGATATTTTAAATTCACCCCAACCTCTTTCTAGTTTTCTTGTGAACTCTGTGCTTTTAACATTAACAGTATGTCTTATACCATTACCGTTGCTGTTAGACGTGCCCTCTGTTCCAAATTGCAAATGAAACTGATTATCAGGGTCTGCATAATATGTTTGTCCATCTGGCTTTTCCCATGCTGTTTCAGCTATTAGAAACTTTTCAAAACCAGACATAGTGTCGTCACCCACGTAAGCGTCGCCTGAAACAAATTCTTCATTATAATATCTTCCATCGTCTCCATCAGAGTCTGCTCCTTCCCATCCTTCAAACGCAATTTTAATTCTACTACCTATACCTATAGTAAGGTGGTTATATACTGTGCTACCACCAGAATCTCCTTTTACTTGCGCCAATCCAAACTCACTATCTACAGGAAGAGTTCGATTTACATGACCTCTACATGAATTGCTTAAACCCCAAGGAACATGGTCAGAACCATTGTATTCTGCAAAATTATTAGGGTCAAAATCCATTTTAAATCCAACTGGTTTTATCTTCATAAATACACCAGGTATTTCTTTTATAGGATTGTCAGCTGCATCTCTATTGCCTTCTATCCAACCCTCATCTGCATCGTCTTCACTAAACCTTTTAACCTCTTCATCCATTTTTGTTTTAGTAGCAACCTCTAAAACCTTAACCTTTACCTCTCTATTTAGATGACCATTGTCATCAGATTTGACTAAAAGATTAGTACCTTCTTCAACCTTACCTATGTTATTACCAGTTAAAAGAACCCACCTATACAATCCATCTTCGTAAAAAATAGTGCTATAAAGTGTAAAATGAAGTTTTTTAGTCATTTTTATAAAAAACTTATATCTATCTGCCCAATAAGGAGGTTTGTGTTTTACAGTAAGCTCTGCTTGGTTCAAGTCGATAGAGTTTTCTACTGGTATAAAAATTTCTGGAGATTGATTACCTTCTTTTACCACAGAAGGCAATACTGTACTATATCTTCCATGCTCATCTAAGTAAACAAGTCCAAATTCATAAGAACGATTACTTTTTAAAGAAAGCGTGTTAGAGGATTCTCTAACTGTAAACACAGAGTCATTTGTAAATTTAAATTGCTCTTCTTTTGTAGAAGTATCGCCATCTGCTGTTGAAGAGTCAGAAGGAGTGTTGTCTATCGTATAGGTTATCTTTGGCGCTTTGATTGTAATACTTGTCGATGTGCTACTAGCTAAAGTAAAATCCCCATATTGTATGGACACATTGTCTGGTGGAGGCGTAGTGTTTACTAAAGAAGCAAAGTTGTTTGAGAGTGCAGATAAAAGTTGTTGTAAATCTGCACTGTCATCAAATTCTGCTGCATTTACGTAAGTTTCTGAAAGCTTGACAGCGTTATCAAGCTCTGCTGTTCCGTTAAAATGCGATGGGTCTGTGGATGTATCTTCATCAGACTCTAAATCTGCTCCAACGTATAAATAGTAATCTTTTTCTAATTCAACATTACTTAAATCTAAAGTCATTTCAGTTTTATCACTACTAAAAGTTACAGTTCCTAAACTACCCTCGAATGTGGTAGACTTTTTTTCTGCAAAATAGTTAGTAGCTATAAACCCAGCATCACTTTCATTTTCTTTCAAGTCGTACTGTGTTGTTATGTTTCCAAAAACAACTCTATTTTCAATAAATTCTTGTGCTTTTGCCGTAAGGGGAACATCATCAAATATTCTTGATATTTCGTCATCTGGCAACGCTTTGTATATTTTCTTATTACTAAAAATTACACTTTTTTCTATATCATCTATAAAACCACTCTCTTCTTTATTTAAAGTTTCAGCTATAAAACAAGTAGGGTTTTGACTCATTTTAAATACAATCTGTATGTCAGTTACTCTTTTATCTCCAGTATTAAATTTAATTTGATATGAATTAAATATATTAACCATGGCTTTGTTCTCCATAGTTGCGTAATCAAAATCAAAATCTCCTGGTGTAAACTGGTAATTAGAAAAAGATGAAATAGCAGAGTATTCACCATCTAAGTATTTATACCTATACGCAAACGCAAAAAAGTTTTCTTTAACTGAATTTTCAAAAGCTGTCGGTGTATTGAAAGGTGTTACAAGTGGAGCAAATCGTGGAGGTTTTTTATATAAACTTATATCGTCTTCTATAAAGTTGTTTTCTCCAAAAGTTTTTGCTCTTGTAATATTAACACTTCGTGGTGGGTTTAGTCCGTCTGTAAAAATTAATAACTTCTTACTATCATATGTGTTTAGAACAATGTTAGCTCCAGTTATTTTGTAGTCTTTATTAAAGTTTAAGACTTGATTTGCTGCGTCTCTAGTATCTCTTAATACAGTTGCTGTAACTGTATTTTTTGCATCATACTCATATATAAATGAATGTCCTAAAGAGTTTACAACAAACCAATATATTTTTTCATTAGCTTCATCATTGACAGAACCTATTGTAATAGGGCTGTTTGATGTTTGGTTAAATGTAAGCTGTTTATTTCCTAATGTGTTTTCAATAGCTCCTGCATCTGACCCTTCTGTGTTAAGCACACGTATATTAAGGGCGTCTGTATATCCGCCTTTTGGAACAAGCCTTTCATCAAGGTCTTTGTTCATTTTACCATTAGAAAAATTGTTATTTATTTTCATGTTACTTTATCCACTTATCTCTACCCCTTAAACTCTGCGTAAGCTCTCCTAGCTTTATAGAGTTCAGTCTAATTTTAGTATTTCTCAAAGATGCAGAGGCTTGTTTTTGAGCTCTCCTAACTATAAATTCTTGAACACCAAATTTAGATTTTAAGACGCAGGATTGCAGATAATCATACATAAAATTTTCGGCAAGCTTGTGTACTTTTATTTCATTATCGGCAGCAGAATATAATCCATCTGAAACATACTCAATAATTATATTTTTATCTTTTAAATCTGAACTAAACAGAATATAACCCTGATTCTTGTCTATTAAATAGCTACCATTAGCATTTCCAGAAGCAGTATCTAAACCAAATCTTTTACCAAGAAGGTTTGTATCAGGTTTACTAACATTATCTCCTGTTTGCTCTTTCCAATTTGTTTCAACTACTGGAGTACCTTGTAATGCTTTGTTATTAGAGTCCATCAACAGATTTTTCTCTACATCATTATCTTGGAGGTATGATAAAGTAATTTTTGAGTTATAGTTCTGTGGTATCATGTGAGTCAAACCATCGTCTCCTACATATGATATTTTCACTAAACTAACAAAATCATGAGGTAAGTGCATTTTAAGTGTTTGAGGAATCTCTGCCTCAAAACCAACTATTTCTCTAAGTGCATCGTAATGAAGTTCTTGTATACCTCTTTTTGCGTGAAAAACAACTTCATTTCTATCTACTTTATTTATTACTTTATCGTCTCCAACATACGATATTAAAAAGTTGTTTATAATATCATCTAGCAATAAATATTGATATGTTCCCCAGTTTTCATAAGCTGGGTTATTACCATTATTCTGGTAGTATTCTCTTTGTGTAATATTTACTCCTACTTTTGGCATAATTATCTAGTTTCTTTTTGAAATTGTTGATTCTCTAAATCTTTTGCTGCTTTTGCAATATCTACATCTCTAATACTAAGTCCAGCTAACGAACATATTTTATACACTAATTCTGTTTCATCAGAAGCTGGTATTTCAAATTGTGTACTAGTGTTTGAGTTGTAAACAGGGTCAGAATTTACGGTATTGTATCCCCAATGAGGGTCAACTGGCTTTCTAATATAATTCATAATTAGAGGTGTTTCTGAACCTTGTGGGGTTACATCTGTATATGAAATACTAACTGGTCTGGCAAAAATGTTAACACCTTCTCTTTTATATACTGGATATGTAACAGATGGTGGTGTAAGATTGCTGTTCACAATCATATCAAACTTGTGACCTTGCAGTTGTTGCAAAACTTTATTGTTGTAAGTGATATTTATCAGCTTATAAAAATCAGATGGCAAAGTAAAATAATCATCATCTGAATCTGCTGCAGTACCAACTATTGTGTAGTTTAATGTTTGTCTTGCAGTAAAAATGTCTATTTTATTTTGAATTTGTGCTACAGAATCACCATAACCCAAAGATTTTTTTCTTGAGTTTTGTGCAAGCATAGCATTAGAATAATCAGAGAAATAACCCTCAAAGATTTCAAGTTGTGCTTGTTTTGCAAAAAAATCGAACTCTGATGGGGTAATGTATCCTCTATTATCTTTATTAAGTAAAAATAAAACCGTGTTTCTTACGCTGTTTATCATAAGATATATTTTCTACAAAAATACTAAAAAAAGAGGTCACATTTCTGCAACCTCCTTAACCCAATCACGGTAATTCAAAATGAATAATTCTACGCAAAGATAATTAAATAATTATATTTACTATAAACTATTAGTTATCTTTTGTAAAACATCAAGTCCTTCGTCTGTTTTAAAGAATAGTGCTAAAGCTGAATAAACGTTTTCGCCAAAGGGCGCTACGATTACTTTTTTCTTTTTATTATTAGACCAAACAACTGTTCTGTTGTCTGATTTAATATGTAAAACACCCATTTCTACAGCACGTACCGCTATATTTCTAAGTTTTAAGTTTTCATCATCTACTAAATCCATAAATTCACCTGGGTTTGATTTAGCCCAAATAATCATATCTCTTCGTAGTTCAGATGAAGTCATATTAGATACATTTACTCCAGAGCCCTTCATTACGACCCTAGCTATAGCTTCTAATTCATCTATTGGTAAATCTTTAGCCATGATTTGTGCATCTAGTGCAGATACCATCTCATCTACATCTTCTTTTGCATTTTTTTCTTTATCCAGCTCAAAAAATATTTTATCATAGTCTGGATGCATAAATAAAAACTTCTGTAGATTAACATTGTAATCCTCCACTATTAACTTTCCATTTTCAAAAACAATAGGCTCTAATGTAGCTACGCCATCTTGCTCATCCATAAAAGGTGAGATTTGATTTGTTGCATATCTTAAAGCTCTGTTGATTGAACCATCAAAGTATGTAAGAGGTTTTGATGATGTGTGTTTGACAGAAATCATGTGTCTGATAGGCATTTTACCGCCTGTTAAAATGAAAACCCTTGTCTTTCTTTGAAGATTAGGAAAAAGAGCTGCATACCCTTTTTTTGTAGTTTTTGTTGCCATTATATTATATTTTAATTTAATTTAAAAAAAGGGAGGAGTTTCCCCCTCCCTAATAAGTATTACTTCATCAATAAGAAGTTATTCACTCCCATTGTACAAAGAGCTCTTTCTGATAAGAAATGAACCTCCATGTTATCTTTGTCGCTAGTCATAGCTCCACCTGCTGAACCAACTACCCAAGACTTATATTTTCTGTCTTCAGTAGGAGATACTCGGTATCTAACGTGTAAGAATGGTCTCTTAGCGTTTTCTCCAAGTACTTGGTCATAGATAGTTACTGTACCAGCTGGAACAAGGATTCCATCAATACCACCAACGTTACCTCTTGTAACGGCATCGTTTAGGTATTTCCAGTCACTCTTATAGAAATCATATCCAATTCTGAATCCAGAGAATCCTAGATTAAGAGCCATATCCTCATCATTGTCAAATAGACCATAAGAAGATGTAGAAGCTCCAGAATTGTTTTGAGCTGCAAGAACTGTGTCAATCTTGAAAGAAGTGTCTCTGTTTACAAACAGTACATTTTCTTGGATTGCTCCTTCTTTATCAAGAACTTTAGCGATGTTCTCTAAATCAGTTCTATCTCCGATATCACCTGTAGATACGTTACCGCCGTTTTCAATTTCGTAGAACAAACCTTTTGTACCTTTGAATCCAGCAGTTGCTGCTCCTGAACCAGAAGCTGCAGGCTCGCCTTCAACCATAGACATTTCAAGGTAATCTTCGAATCTTAGTCTTGTTTCATGCTCAGACTTCAGATACCATAAGTATCCAGAAGCGCCATTTTCTGTTGCTACTTCAACCCAACCTACGTGAGCCATTTCTGAACCGCTTACTTCGTATTTATCTTTGATGATAATTGGATTGTTTTCTTTAGCTTCGAAATCAGCTTCAAGAGAACCAACCATACCATTTGTTCCTTTTTTAAATTCAGAACCATATACGAAAATAGTTACGTTGTCAGAAGCATCAAAAGGACCATTTCCATCAGTACCAGCCTGGTGAAGTAAGTCTTTAGATGCGTAAGTTACAACATCTACAGAGTTAGCAGCAGAAGCGTCTGTTACTAAACATACAGCTTGAGAACCAGCTTTTGAAACAATGATTGTTTGGTTAGCTCTTAAGTTGTGACCTGTAATAGCGATAGTATTTAAATCTGTAATACTACCTGATGCTTGAATGTGTAATCTTCCTTGCTCACTCCACTTAATTAAATCAGAGCTTGAAGGAATTTCTGCGCCTACCATTCGTAAGAATGATGCAATTGACCTGTTGCCATATCTTTCAAACTCTTTTTCGTACAAATCTGGAAGATATTGTTGCGCAAATGTATAGTCGCTGTTAGAGAGGTAGTTAGCATTTCCTAACGACTTCCCTGGTGCAGGTGTCAATGAGGTGCTTCCACCTATCGAACCATTTGCAAAATTAATTGATTGTGCCATTTTTTAAAATTTTTAATATTTAACGTTTTTTAATTTTCAATCCAGAACTAAAAGTAGACTCATCATTTAAGACTCTAAATTTAGTACCTGGTGTAGGAGAATCAACGTTAGTTCGCATATCCATATTTATATTTTTTCCATCTCTAACAACATCATTGACCGCATCCGCTTTGCCTTGTTCATAAAAAAACTTAGCGTATGCATCAGGGTTCATTGCCATAGACAGAGCTGTATGGTATTTATTAGCGTCTTTCAAAAGACCCTCTTCATCAACGTGTTTATTGATAAAGTTTCCTAAATCACTGTTTGTATCATAAACAGCTTTTTTGTCTTTTGGTTTGAACATAAGCTTCTTACCGCCTAAATTGAACTCAAAACCTTTGAATTCATCGTTAAAAAGCTTTGATGATTTTTCTTGAAAAACATCTCGCTGACGCTTTGTATAATCAGCTTGCTTCTTTTGTTCCTCCTGGTAATCATTATAAAAACTATAAGCTTTTTTATAATCCTCTGGTACAGTCTCGGCACTTGACTCAAGAGGAGCTTTGTATTTTTCCTTGAGATTATTAAAATACTCTTTAGCTTTAAATAATTCTTTCTTTTTTTCCAGAACCTTTCCTTTTATATCATTTTCTTCTGCATCCTCTTCATAGCCAAATTTTTGCTCTATTAAATATGATACATCAGAATCATCAAGTCCAGGATTAGTTTCCTTCATATAATTACGTAGTATTTCATCATCTGATACAGCTTCTATATCTTGTTGAAGCTTTACATAATCTGATAAACCACGTTTAGTATCTTTTTTATATTCAAGATACTTTTCAACTTCTTCTGGAAGTTGTTCTTTTTGTTCGCTATTTGAAAGAACGTCTTTCAGCTTATCAACATTCATATCGAAATTATCTGTTAGATATTCGTTGATAAGTTGCTCTTTAGTGATTTTTTGTTCTGGTTGCTCTTCTTCTTCTTCTTTCTTTTCTTCTACAACCTCAACTTCCTCACTAGTTTCTTTTTCCTCAACAACTTGTTCAGTTGTTTCTTCTGCCTTTGCTTCTACCTCTTTAGGCTCTTCTGCTTTGGCAGATTCTTTTTTCTCCTTATGCTCTTTTTGAATTTCTTCTGGAGACTTACTAAGGTCTACTTTAAAGTCTACTGACTCGTCATTAGTGTTACTCATATTTAATTTAATTTAAGTTTATACAAAAATAATACAATTTACATTACGTTTTTCTGGCCCATCATTTGTTTGACAGCCTCCATTGGGTCAGCAGGGCTTGAAGGAGCTTGTTCTTCTTCAAACTCTTGTGCTGGTAAATCTTTTTTTCTTTGTTCTATAAGTTTGCTTTGTTGTGAAGCTTGTATTTTTGTTCTCTGGTCTTTCCTGTCTTCCTTTGCTGCATCTCTTGATTGAATAGCTCCAGTCTCTGCAGATTTAAGCTTGCTATCTAAATCATATTTCATTTGTAAAAGCTTCATGTCTATTTCTGCTTGTTGCTGCATTCTTTGAGCTTCCAGCTGCGCTTCCATTTGCATTAATTGTGATTTAGTTTGTGCTTTCATTTGCTCCTCTTGCATTCTTGATTGAGAAGCTGCCTGTGAAGATTGCATGTTAGATTGTGTTTGTAGTTGCATGGCAGTTTTTTGTTTCTCCATGTCTATCACTTCTTTTCTTTGTTTTTTTACTTTTAATAAAGTGTTTGCTAGATTGACATTGTTGATAGACCTAATATCAATAGCGTCATCTAAATCAATAGCTTTTGCTTGTAAAGATTGCTGAATGTTTTGTTCGAGCATTTGTTTTTCCTCTTCATCTGGCTCTAAGTCTATATAAATACCAAAGTCATGTAAGTGTAATTCAAGAATATCTTGTACAATAGTAAGGTTATTTTTACCTATCATTCTTGCAAAGCTTTCTGCAAAACTTGAATACTGAAGTATATCTGAAATTCTGCATGACAACGCCTCACACAACCTTCTTGTTAAAAATAAACCAGATTGTATTATGTGTCTTGTTGCTGTGTTGCTATTTAAAGCAGCTAATTTTTGTATTCCAACTAATGAATACTTGTCTGGCTGACTTCCGTCTCTAGCTTCGTTTATACCTGTAACAGCTCTAATCATATTAAGTTGATAATTATACATATTAATAAGACTGCTAATTTTTGCATTCGAACCAGAGCTTGTCAACTCTTGTATTGGTATTCTAGCATTATTAAACTCTCCATCTTCTGTATAGCTTCTACCAACAACACTACCAGTTTGGAAGTACATTGATAAAGCTTCAGACGGATTATATGAAGCGCCATTACCTAAATCAACACTATTTAATCCATCAGCGTCAATAAATACACCGTCTGGTATCATTTTTTGAACGACTTGTTGTAGTTTTAAATGGACTAGTTGTATTTGGTCAGCAAAAGGAATCATTCTTTTAACTAAAGAATCTATCTTGCCTTTTGACATTTTTATAGCATTTACAATATATGGTGGTATAGTTTTTTGAAAAGAAGATTTTGGTCTAACCATGTTTTGCATTAGCTCCCATTTAAGAATCTTATTTGTTCCTAAGACCATAACACCTTCATACCAAACATCTATTCTTCTAGCAACTCTTTTAAATCTTGTTTTTTCTGATTGAGGTGGGTTAAAAGAGCCATCTTTTTTTAATGCTTTTTCTGCACCATTAGTGGTTTCTTTGATTTTGTAAACAACTTCTGAATCTGTTTTATAGCAGAAATACAATAAAGAAACATTAGACTTGTCTAATCCACTTTGTGCTTGTAAGTTGATTGTACTTTTGTAACCATCATATCTAGATGCTGTTTTTGCAATAGACTCCAACTCTTCTTGTGTAAGAGTAGGATTAATTTTTTTCAACTCTGTTACGTGTACTGACTTAACTTCGCCAAAATAGTAACAGTCCCCAAAGTTTGGGTCTTGAGTAGGAGAGTATACAAAATTTACTGGGTCTACATATTCTACCTTAACGCCATCATGAACATCAAAAGAATGTTTGACAGCTGACATTCCTAAAACAACATTGTCTTCATCTATACGTCTTTTTACTTCATCGTACCTATTATGTTCTAGTAAAGTTTGTAATGATACTTCTTGAGCCACCTCTACTCCTTGCTTATATCTAAGCTTCATATATAGGTCAAGCTCTTCATTTGTTTGTGGAAGTTGGCTTTCATCAAAATTAAAAGCATCTACCCCTGTATTTTCTTTGATTATTTTCAAGGGTTCATACGCAATCATATCTGCTTCCATTTCTCTTCTAAAAAGAGCCCTGTCTTCGCTTGAAAGTTCATCAATAGCTTCTACATTTATATCAAAAAGCCTGTTTGATATTCCATTAACAACAATGTCAACGAATTTAGGTATAATTGGAACTGGTGTCCAATCTAAATTCAAATAAGATAAATCACCATTAACAGATAATTCATTTTTGTATTTTTCTATAGGCTGTTCTCCACGCGCATATAATCTTCTAGATAAAAACTCTGACCTTATCTCTCCGTATAAGGAACTTCCATAATCTCTAGAAAACCACTCTGATTCTATCGCCCTTCCAACTCTTAATCCATATTCCATCGAAGATTTTTCTTCGTCTGGTGAAAATTGGTTAGGGAAACCTGCGTATGAGCCTAACTTAGGTTTATTTATCATAATTATTTAATAATTTCGCTAACAAATCCTTTGTTACTGTATTTTGCAAAGTTAATATTTATTTGATTATGTTTTCTAAAGGTGGTCTTTTGCTTACTCTGATTACCCATGATTGCTAACCCTGAACTAATAGAGGCATCATACCTTGTTCTATTGTTAATATCATAGTTAGACCAATCCAATAAAGTCCTGTTAAAAAACATGTTTCCACAAGAGCCATAATCAATGTTCTGTTCATCAGAAATCACGCCAACATAGTTTTCAATATATCCCTCTATTGCTTCAGCATGTACTGAAATTACTGCAGATGATGAGGGTATGCCTCCCAACTCCTTTTCAGATTTTGATAATACATTTTTGTGTTTATCAGGTCTATTCATTGAAAACCCTCTATATCCTCTTTCTTTCAAATAATATAATAATCTTGGTTTATTGTTTTCTGCGAGTATAGGCATACCATAAAAAACTATAGCCATCAAAACATCTTCATAAAAAAGTTCTGCAGTAGGGGGTCTAGATATGTATTCTAAAAAAAATGAGTTTGTAGGGCCATCATCCATATGAAACTTTGTCATTCCATGTAATGCACCTTTAGAACCTCCACCGCCTACTACACCTGATATATCATATGAGTCACATCCAAATGTACCCATATGTGCATTACCAGGATACTTATGGAAACCCCTTACCTCAATGTTGTTCATTATTTTTTCATCAGGTATCCAAGTAATTCTAAACCTTCCTTTATTGTCTGGGGCCCAAACAACTTCCGTGTCTCTTTCTCCGTTTTTCCAATAAAAATTACCTCTATATATATTTGATTTTATAGCAAACGAATCATTGTAATCTATTTGCTCATATATTTTTGTAAGATTGAATATTGTATTTTTTGATTCATCTCTAAAAGCATGAGATTCTGTTCTTGGAAACTGTCTATAAAACTCATTAAGAGCGTCTTGGTCTTTTTTAAATCCATCTACTTCATTTTCCCAATGCTCAATAACTCCTGTTTCAATAATATCTTTATGAGGCCCAAAGGTTTCTTTTTTAGGTGTTTCAAATACTGGCATTCCATATTCATCTATAAACCCTTCGTAGTTCCATTCCATAGGGATAAACAAAGAGTAAAGCCCTGAATTAGTTTGCCCATTTTTATTTCTTTCTGTAACATCTGAATCTTCATACAGCTTTTTAAAATTATCACCACCTTTATCTAACGCATTAGAAGTAGAGCCCATCATACACTTACCAACTACTCTTGAACCTAACCTCAAAGTTGTTTTTGTTACCCTCCAGTTGTTTAAAATATTATCTGGTCTTTCCCATTTACCTGACTCGTCATGAACAAGAAGTTTTAATTTTTCCCCATCATAAGAGTTGTCCCCAGTATTCTTCCAGTCTATAGTTGTATCTAGTCCTGTAAGCTCTTCAGGTTTATCGCTGGCAGAGATGGTAAGTTTTCTCCTGGTAAGTTTAGACGCTGGTACTCTATAGGCAAGTTCTGTTTTTGGTCTATCCATTCCATCTTGAATTGGCTTGAAGAAGAATGGGTAGTTGACGGATATAGGTACGACTTTATCTGTGAACATTTTTTTAGCATCGGCTCCAGATTTGGACAATATCCCAAATCGTGAGTCTGATGATATTGTTGCAAGGTTAACTGTTTCCCCAGACGCCATGAAAGAAAATCCTGAACGTCTGTTTTTGAGATAGCACATTCCATAACACCTGTTGTCTGCTTTACAAGCTTCCCAGAAAATATAGAATAATCTATTTGCTTCTCTAAACTCTGGGAACCCCACATCAATCTTACTCCACTGCAAGTACATGTAATGAGTACCAGTAATATAAGTAGGCTTGTTTTTATTATAAAACCAAAACCCTTGTTCTCTTTTAACAAATTCGTTTTCAATGTAATCAATGTATTTATTTTTAAAATCTTGAGGATAATCTCTCCAATCAAAAATAGTTTGAATTCTTTTCAAGTCTTTTGGATATGGAGTTATCTCCCATTTATTATTATTAAACTTATGAACCTTATCTGGTTTTTTAGGTAAGGCTATTTTTAAGTTTTGAATCTGATATATCTCTCCTACTAATCCTGTTTTAGAAATAACTATAACATCATGTTCTTTGTTATAGCCATAAGCCCAACTTTTTTGTTTATTTTTTTGTTGTATTATCTTTTTGTCGATATGATTTACAACTGCATAAAGTGTTTGTTGGTGTTTCATTTAGAGCGTCTTTCTGCAAAACCAGAGAAAGCTTGTTTTTTTTCTTCTTTCGGCTTTCCGTCAATCATAGCTTTTTCTTGCTCTATCCTATTAAGTATTTCAAAAGCATCGAAAATAGCTAGTTTTTTTGTTGCTGCTGCATTTTTTAATCTATCAGCTGCAAGTTCATCATCTGGGTCTGGTTTAATAATTTCTTCTTCTGCTACTTTTATTAATTCTTTTACAGCTTCATGACCTGCTTGAATAATTCTTTCTTTAATTTTATTTACGTTTTCCATGACGCTATAAAGTTAATTTAAAATTGTACATATATCGTTAGCCCTCATTCTATAAAGTTTTTCATCATTAATAATAAACTCATACTCACTATCTTTAGTAAAGTTTACTTTATTACCTTCTTTGACGCCAAGTTTCTTTAAAATTTTATTACCATAGATTAGAACCCCTGTGTTTAACTCCTCTCCTTCTTCATGTAAGTATTTATTTTCTAAATCTATAGGTTTTATAAAACAATAATCCCCTACCGAATTCCATCTCTTACCATCATGATAGAGATAAAACTGATAAGGGTCTATAAAATATATATTGTTTTTAAAATAGTTTGGAGACTTTCTTGGTCTGCCTTTCATGTCATAGTAAATACGAAAGACGTTATGATGAACTATTAGCGTATCACCAACCTTTATATCACCTTTATATTTTGTAGGAACATGTAAAACCTCCGCAAACCGATTTACATGTTTATGGTTTTCAACCGTAGAATTGACTATAATCTCTTTACCTGCTAAAGTAATTTTGTTTTTATAATGCTCTCCTTTCGGTTTAATAAGAAAGAAAAAAGGAGACTTCATCAGAAGTTTATATTAAACTCTATAGAAACTGGTATATTTTTATTAAACTCTTTCCACGCGAACACTTCGTCTTTCTTCTGAACATATACTATATAAGAATCAGATTCTTTTTTGTAATCTATTAAACTAATAGTATAGTTTCCACCTAAAACCTCCTGCCCAACAATGTAGTGCATGGCGCTAGATTTATAATCAGCTCCTATTGATATTTTACGAATTTGCATCTTTTGGTGGTTCTTCCAAAGTGAACTCACCTGTGTCAAGGTTTACAGAACCTTTACCATGCTTCTCTTCTAGAGACACCATAAGTCCTGTAAGCTCTGCTGTAACTTTATGAAATTCACCAAGTAATTTGGATTTGTGTGCTTCAAGCCCTCCAACTTCAAGTTGTAGATTTTGTTGTGCTCCTCTCAATCTTTTAAGAGACTCAAGCGTTTCTTTTTCTATTACGATAGGTTTTTTTGCCATTTTTTTAAAATTTAATTATAATAATACAAATATAGTTAAATTATGTTAACTATGCGTACATTGCTGTAACTGAAACCGTGTTTCCTGATGTTGTTCCGAAAGGATTTGTGTTTGTTGTTTTAGACCAATAGTTATTATTCGTACTAGTCCAATCACTGCTGTCGCCCATGTTTTGACCATTTATAGTAAGGTCTTCAAAGTCTGGTTTGCTTGAAGAAAAACCAAATACTATTTGATTTGGACCAAACCCAGTAGTCCAATATAAGGCCACTATTGTGTTTCCGTCAAAACTTGTACTTGTCATGCTACCCCAGTTGCCAATGTTGTTGTTTCCATACCCATAATAAAATATAAAATTAAATGCGTTAGTGGTTCCTACTGTCATAGTTTCTGAAAAATCAACAGAAACTAAATCATGGTCATAAGCATAAAACTCACTCATAGCGTGAGGCGTCGAACCATCAGGTCTATTTGAAACTGAATTACCTGTATTAATAGAATCAAATCCTCCAGCTCCTGTACTCATGTTTTTTAAAGAAATAGGAGTGGCATAAAAAGAGGCGTAATTCGTTCCGCTTTGTGTTGGTGGAGGTATAGTATTGTTATAGTTACTAATCTCTAACTCTTTAGCTATACCAAACATCGATAAATTTCCACTGGAAGGTACTGCCATCTTACCAAGGTTTAGGTAAGTCTACTTTCTTTGGCGTCTGAAGTTCTTCTATTGCAACTTCAATATGTTTTTTATATGAATCGAGTTCTGCAGTTGCTGCATTAACCCAACCCTTCACGTCGCTTTCTTTTAAATCATCAAACTCGATAAAATTATTTTCATCATATTCAACCCTTAAAAATGCTAAAACATTAGACTCTGTTCCATCATCTGCAACCCCTTGTAGTTTATATAGAACACCACAAACCACCTTTTCTTTACCGTTTAAAGTAGGTGCTCCTTCAAGTTTTTCTATATCGAAAGTGTATGTTATTGCCATAATTTATTTATCTTTTAATTTTTCCTCTAAGATACGAACTTTTTCGGTTAATTCTTTTACAGCTTCTATTAGCACTCCAACCATGTTACCATAAGCAACAGCTTTGTGTCCATCAGACTCTTTTGTCGAAACAACTTCAGGTATAACCTCTTCTACTTCTTGAGCAATTACACCCATCATTGTTCTGTCAGTCGAACCTTCATCTGTTCTTTTATACGTTACACCTCTAAGTTTGTTTACTTTATCTAATGCATCAGGTATTGTTTCTATATCCTTTTTAACTCTAATATCAGAATATGCTACAATATCATGTGAAGCATATATAGAAGTGTTACTTACGTTGTGATTTACATCTAATGGATAGTCAGGAGTCGAGTCTTTTATACCTATTTTACCTGATTGCTCTATTGTAAACACTTCACCAGAACCACCACCCATATAAAACCTAAATCTATCAGAGTCACACCTAAGTGTTTGTATTGCAGTTGATGCTGTTTCAATACGAGTACCTTTACTACCAGAACTAAAAGCGAAATCCACGTGAGAGTTAAAGTCGCAAGTACTACTAAAAGCAGCAGATGTTCCAGAAATACCTGCACTGTGATAAAGCGTTGAGCCTGTTACAGTTAATCTGTGTGCATAATCAGATGTACTTCCGTCACTAGTATGAAAATCAATATACCTACCAACTTCCATCACACCATCAGTTCCTATAAACCCATTTACACCCCATCTATTTCCACTTGAACTTGAAGCTAGAGTTGCTGGTGTATTTGTAAAGTTGTTGTAATCAAGATAGTGACTACCTTGTTGTCCGTCTAGTAAATCAGCATCTAAACCAGAACCTGCACCGTCAGATGCGTTTGTCCAAACTTCTCTCCAACCTGGTGAATAGGTACTACCTTGGTCATTGTATATAAATACCTTATTTGCAGAGCCACCAGTAGTTGGACATATTGCCATAGCAGTTATATTACCTCTTGTTGTATCACTTGAATTATCTGTCCAAGTTATCCAAGAAGTACCTGCTGTTTCTGTAAATCTTCCTGCGTCGGTTAAGTTATAGTTTCCTGCATAACTCCAACTGGTTTTAAATACAGATGTTCTACTATCAAATCCACCATCGCTTTCTATTTCACTAATAAGTTGTGCTGTTGTTATATTTGGGTTTGAACCGTTTGTAAAAGCTGGAGTGCCTAAAGACCTTATGTGGTCATAATAAGCGTATCTGTTATCTATATCAACTGTAACTGCACTTAATCCACTTCTATTAAAAGTTATAACGCCATTTCCTGTGTTAAAAGACGCTGATGAAAGATAGTTGTTTGTGTCTGTATTAGTTACAGTTTCAGTTGCTGTCCCAATACCTGTGACGTGTCCATTACTATCAAGAGTAATATCTTGTATATAAGTTCTTCCAGAGTTATTTGAAGAACTAGCAGCAGAAATATTTGGATGTGCTGTTAAGAAAGCAGAAGCATGATTACCATCAAGAGTATCAGCGTCTAGTCCATTTCCTGAACCTTCATCTGCTGTTGTTAACACTCTATTTGTTCCTACCTGTAATGTAGCTCCAGTACCAGATAACCTTAATATATTATCAGACGAATCATCTACTACAGCTAAAGTAATATTACCTGATGAGCCACCTCCAAAAACAATACCTTCTCCTGGGTCGTTTATTGATAATTGATTAACTCCAGTTATATTATAATTACTTCCTGATATGCCATTAGAGATTGTCAAGCCTGATATACCTCCTGTAGCATTTAATGCCCCTACAAATGTTGCTGCTTGAAGAGAGGCATTGTTTGTTCCGCCATCAGCATCGAAATGAAATCTTCCTACTCCATTAGCGTCATCATATCTAATAAAATCATTGTTTGCAAATTTTATTTTATTAGAAGAACCAACAACAGGGGTGTTCATTGTTATTGTGTTAAATGTACAAGATGTTGTTGTTGTTGCTCCTCTACCAGTAACAGTAGCTAATGTATCTGATTCTGATGTTAAAAAACCAGAAGCTGAACCTGTCGCAAGACCAGTGACATGCCCATTAGAATCTAATGTTATATCTTGAATAAATGTGTTTCCACTATTATTTGAACTACTTGCTGCAGATATATTTGGGTGAGCTGTAAGGAAGGCAGATGCGTGTTGACCATCAAGTG